AACGATGCTATGTGGCAACGTAGGATTTTTGAAAGGACTTATTTAAAGATACCGGTTCTTTATGTTTTTAGAACAAAAACTGCTTGGTTTAAAAATGTTTTTGGAACAGAGTTTGCTGACGATAAACAATATAGGAAAATACATAAGACTTTTAAAAAGTTTAAGATCGACAAAGGTTTGAAACAAATGAGAGTTAAAGATGTAACTGAAGAATTTAAAGAAGACATGTTAAACGAATGTTCTGGATTCTTACAAGGTGTGATAAAATGAAAATTTATTTAGGCATTTTAGATGAAGATGAATCAATTGTAAAAGAAACTAAAGTAAAACTTTATATAGAAAGCCACAAACAGATACAAGAATTATCTAGAGTTAAAACGTTTTGTGAAAACAGAACTATTGATGGTTATTGTAATTACAGCGGCGACGAATGTGATTTTATAATATAAAAAGAAAAGGGGCTAGTCTTATGACTGCCCCTATTTTTATCTCTTTATCTTTTCTTTTAAAACATCTACTATTCCAGACCTAGACACAGCCTTCTCACCGAACCAAAAGAAAAGACACAATAAAACCATAGGTTTCAACATAGACATTTGTTCTATATTGAATTTCTCTGGCATTATAAATCCATATCCATACAAAGCACAAAAGAAAATTGTTATAAGTGGTCTTATAGCACTTCTAAGAATCACTATAAATTTAGGTACATCTTCTGCTCCGCCTTCGTATTTTAGTATGAAACTTCTAAACGATTTAGTTTCTTCTGCTATTATGTCGGCACCTTTCAACTCCAACTCCGCAGACAATTGCATTTTTAAATCCTCGTACTTTAACCTAGTCTCTTCAGAAGCCTTGTCTCCTGCTATCTTATCTAAAGTCTTATCTATTATATCTTTAACTCCACCAATTATGTTTCCTGCTATATTTAAACTCAATAAAATTACCTCTCTTTATTTAATTTGAACTTCTTGCTAACTCAGACCAATTAACCAATCCTTTTTCAGTATAGCTTTTTATTAAACCTGTATTCTTATTTATTATATACATACAAACCTCCTTTTAAATTATTACAGTAGCTTTAACACTACCGTGTCTAGCTCTGCAAATTAAAAAATAATTAGGCTCATAATCATGTATAAGGAATTCTTTAGGTTCTATAGTTACTCCTCTGTCTAATGGGTCTGGCTCTGTATCTGTAGGTGTTATATGAACCTATATTACTCCAGTTGAACTTAGATTGTGTATTTGTATGTGACCATTAGGCATTTCCATTGTTTCAAATTCCTCTGTGAAAATCTTAAAACTACTTTGCATATTTTACATCCAATTAAAAATTGTTTAGTAACAACCTTTAACCATAAGCGTTGCAAGTTCTAATGCTCTCCCTTTTACATCTTCGTAATAAGGACTCTTTCCTTTGCTTTGGTCTTTTCCATCTTTATATAACATTTCTTTAGAAGCCATTTCAAAATCCTTCAATATTATAGACCTTATCATTCCTTTAAATTTCAAAACTCTTCCTATCCCCATGTTATAAACCATATTACAGATTACATCTTTTCTTACTTCGTTCAATCCAGAATACCAAGAATATTTATTTAATTCTTTTCCAATCTTGTCGGTTCTCATTTTTAATATAACTTTAGACTCTTCTTCTGATAAACCTACTTCGTCAAGATTGAAACCTATACCTATAGTTAAAATGCCTTTAGTGTCTTTATAAGGAAATCTCCTGTATCCTTCATGGATACTCAACATATCCACTCCTTCTTTAGTCATTTATAAAAACCTCCTCAGAAATTATGTCGTTTTTTTCATAATAAACATACACTTTTCCATCTTTAATTTCTTTGTAATCTATTTTTAAAAACTCAACTTCACTTTTGTATTCTGGTTTAACTTCTACAACTTCAAGCAATCCGTATAGTTCAAACTCTTTTAATGTAGAAATGTTATAATTTGTTATAGTTTTTCCTTCTACATTTTTAAAAATTTTAGGCATTCCATTGTATAAATTTATATCTCTGTCTTCAAATATTCCGTACATTTTTACCTCCTTTTTAATTTAAGGTCTACACGGTTTCTTCATATTCTAGTATTGATTTATCAACTGCTACATATGTTACTACTATTTCACCATTCACTATTTCTTTGGTAGATATTTCTAGTTGTTGGGTTTCTAAATCAAAGTTTGGTTTGTGCTCTATGACATTCATTCAACCTTCTAATTTTAGTTCATCTTCTGGTAAAAGATTATAATTTGTTACAGTCCTACCATCTATCAATTTATAAACATTAGGGATTTTATTATATAATTTTAATTCTCCATTTTTTAACAATCCATACATTTTCTTACCTCCGTTATTCATTGTTTTTATTAAAATTTTCTAATTTTATAACCTTGCTTCTCAATTCAGAAGTTTTGAACTCTAATAAAGAAACCCTTGTTTCGTGATTATTTATTATTGTGTCCATTTTATTTATAGATTCTATTCTTGCTACCAAAAGAGTCTCATTTTGTTTGGTAGTTTTTATAATAAAAAAAGCTATAAAAGAAAGTAATATACCGACAGTTATCCAAACTGCTCCATATTTTTTAAAATTGTAACTGTAATCCTGCATATTCACCCCACCGACTATATTCATTTTCTTTTCTTCCAGTAACTGAACCAACCAAATTTTCTAACAGCTATATAAAATATTCTAGATGTTTCTTTACTAACTCCAAACTTCCTGCAAGCTTTATAGAATCTCAAGTCAGCTATTTTTCTAGGTATTCTTAAAAAATACCACTTGTCATGCAGAACAGACGGAGTAGTGTACTTTCTTCCTACAGAAGGATAAGCACATTTAATCCATTTAGGTGTAGAAGCTCCATCTGTTTTAAAGCTTTTTTCTAAAAAAGTTTCCATGTAATAATAATCTTCAGCAACTTCCCACAAATTTTTACTTATCTTATTTAAAAGAACATCTTTCACAAAATCACCTCATAAAAAACATTTTTTATTGCAAGTTTATCCAATTTTCATTTATATCAAAGTTTTCTAATTCATATGCATCATTCAATGCTTTTATATTTTTTTTAATATAAATTCTTTTCTATATAATTCTTTTATAGAATAATCTGTAAAACTTAACAATTTGTCAAAGTCATCAACACTCAATGCGGCAGTTGTTCCACCGTAGAAATACCAAGTCATTGTTAACGTTATTTCCTCTGGAGATCTTCCTTCTTCTATAGCTAGTGCGTTTTCAGCCGCTTGTGCCTTGTCTTGAGCTTTCTGCAATCTCGCTTGATAATAGTCAATATCTGAAAGGTCGCTTTTTCTGTACCTTTGAGCGTGTCCATTAAAATTTATTGTGCTTGCTTCTCTTAAAGTATCTCTGTAATCTGTTATTTCTTTTAAGAGTTTTTCTTTTATTGGTGTTTTGTCACTTAAAATTTCTATACCGTTCCAGTATTCTCCTAAACCTAACTTTTGAGGGAACGGGATGTTATCTTTACAGGTCAAAACATATCCTTCACTTTGTTTTTCAAGCAGTTCCTTCCATTCTTCATCTGTTATTTCAACCATACCATCTGTTATCTCGTGGATCTCAGAATCGTAAAAACCACAGATTTGATTATCTTCAATTTTAAAATACTTCAAAATATCTACCTCCTATTTAATATCCTATTGCTGTCCAATACAGCGTTTTTGTATTACTGTTAAAATCGTTCACTAGTTTACAACTACCCTTAGTCATACTACTTACCCCATATGAAAACCCATCATAACTGTGATAATCAGAGTTAGAAATCGTGTAAACAACTGTGTAGTTCGTAGATGAAAACGCCAGAGGAAATGTTATAGTAGGTGTGGTCGTTGACCCACTTGGACATGAAATTGCTCCCCGTTGTATAATTAATCCAGTTGATAGTTTTTGATAGGATGATGTACCCATAGAATGACCTGCATCGCCAATAGCTCCTATCTCCGCTGGAGTCGGTTTATTGTGTTCCGTGTATATTTTCCCCATGTTGGTGGCATCCACTTCAGCTCTCAATTCTGAGCCTGTCCATCCAATCTTTATAGTATTGTTCCCATAAATCTGATATAACTACTTCTTGAAGTTCTGAGTCTGTCAATGTGTCTATATAAGCTTCTATATCTTCTTGAGCATTGAAACAGGCTTGATAATGTGTCCGTGTCTGAGTTCTTATGCTTTCTAGTTCCGCTAGAATATCATCCGTTATATCAACTCTAGAGCCATCTAGATTTTTCCATCTCACACCCAATCCTTCCTCATAGGATTCTATAGATTCCTTTAGCATGAGGTAGTTATATGAAGCTGTAAGGTTGTCAACATTAGCCTTTGTTATTACTAGAGATTCTTGCTTTGTATACTTGAGTGTGGCTAGTTTAACTTTTAGATCAGCCACTGCTATTGCTTTAATTCCTCTATCAGGATACTTAAGGTACTTTACAAGCTTACTCTGTATAATCCCAGCCATCTCCTTTCCAGTCTTGGAGGATTCGCAGTAAAGAACCTCAGTGCCCTGAGCCTTTCCATCTGCAGCATTCAAATGCAACTCAATTACATAATCCGCATTCAACGAGTTAATTTCTTCAGGAAGAGTTCCATACGTGTTTCTTCCTTTCAAAACAATATCTATATCTTTCCAGTCATCGTCTTTAAAAAGCTCTAAGGTCATTTCTAATACGCAGTCATATTCTTTTAGATTCAATCTTCCATTTACTGCTCCAGGATCAACAAACGAATGTCCAGGAACCAATACAACTCTTTTTATATTCCCCCCCTATACAAAATACTTTATAGCTTCAGGCATATCTGGATACAAAGTTTCAATCTCTACAGAAATATCACTGTAGCTATTTGGCAGACTAAGCCATGCAGACCTAAATATATCTCTCTCAGCTTTCATCTCCGCATTCTCTTCCACATCTCCCCTGAGAACTGCCTTGTCATATAAGTCTAATGCTTCAAAATCTGATGTTCTTTGTGTTCTAGCTTTTGCTTTTTCTGTTTCTAGTGTTATAGTACCCTCTAATATATAATAAGCTCTATCTTTGTCTGTTATAACTCCATCTAATACATGCTGTGTGTCTGCGTCATAAGAAGTTATAACATCATCAATTATAACTTCGTTATCAGCTAAAGTCCTAAAACCATTTGCATATTTTTCCTCTTCCGTTGATTCTGATATTGTATTTGTATCTTCATCATAAGTAATGAAATGAGGTAGATCATCCCCTACAAATTCTAAAGCTTTACCCTCAAAGTATGTTTCATAATCTTCTCTAGCTTCATCTCTGACTTCATAGACTAAAGCTGAGCCTAGTTTTGCCTTTTCTATATCTAAATAAATATAATTCATTATGCTGTCCTCCTCCAAATATTTACTACTCTGTATGGGTTCATGATATTAAATGCAGATCCACTACCACTGCTTCCTGTAGTTCCAGAGATTGTATGATTATGATTTCCTGTTGTAGAAGTGTTTGGGTTTTGATAATTTGTATATGGAGATGCACTACCAGTATTATCCCCACCTGATGTGCTTATAAAGCCTTTACCATAATTAGGACTTCTATCGTGCCCTGTAAGTGAATTAGCATCTCTATAATATGTTGTGCTACCCGCAGTAGAACCTATACCCGAATTATGAGTATGACCTGGTTGTGTATGAGCGTGATTATCAACTAAATGTCTATGATTCCCACCTTGATGATAGTGATTACCAGTGGTATTCGTAGTTCCACTAAAGCCATGAGAATGTGAAGCCATGTTAGCTAGTGCTAAAGATATGCTTGATTTCCCACCTTGTGTTCCCAATGCATACTCACTAGAAGTTCCTAATAGCACTCTACCTTCTACTTTAGTCCATGTAGTCCCAACCCATTTTGTAGCAGGGTTTGTTGTACTCTCCGTTATCCAGTAATCCCCTATACCATAGTAACAGTCAGAAGTTTTAAAAGTTGTTGCAAGACCATCCTTTAAAGCTTTGGATGTTGCCAAGACATTACTATCATTCAAACTATAACTGTCTGATTTATTTTTATTAAACCCACTATTCTTTACAAATACCGGCTCCTTTCCATCAGCAATATTCTTAGCCTCCACCCCTTTATCATAAGCTGTTTTTACGGCTAAAGATGTAGCTAAAGTATCTGAACTAGTTGAAGCTACAGAATTACTTTTATTTTTATTGAATCCTGTGTTCTTTATTATAACCGGCTCTTTTTCTACTTCTAAATTTGATATTCCATCTTCTAATTCTCTAATAGAAGATAATTCTCCAAAAGATTCTATTTTAAAATTTACTCCATCATAAACAATCGTGTAACAATTTCCAGAAATAATAGACCCAGCAGATGAAGTGTCTTCTATAATAACAGAGCCAAGACCATCAACATTTGCTGTCATTTGACCTGTATTTGTAGTAGACGCTATAAATACCGCTCTCATTCCAACATAATAAGAATTATTTTGTTTTGTTTTTGATGCCCTTGTTAGGATTATATCGTTAACCTCTAAACCAGTTGTAAAAAAATCAGTTTGATATATTTTTAAATCTATATCATCAAAAACTTCATTTATTTTATTTATATCTACGGAATCTGCATATTCCATCAAACTCCAAGAGTGTACCGCCGTATCTCTCATTAATTACTCCTCCTATAATTTACCATATTATACTTTGGTTATCTTTTAATAATTGCCAACTAGCGTAGTCAGTTTTAAGACTACCCCAAGTTTCAGTAGTTAATAAAGAAACTGTTATTCTAACACCGGCTGGAAGTAAATTAGAAATATATTTTATAACATTAACCATTTCAACAGAACTATTTCCACCTACAAGATATATATTAGATGGTTCTCCTAAAAAGTTTTCTTTAACTTTTATATCATTAGATCCTGTAACATATCTTATTATACTTATTATACTTGGTATAGTTGAATTATATTTTTTACTAACAACACTAACCTTAACCCTTTCTCTAAAATCTTCATCTAATTCTCCAGTATTTCTTCTCTCTGCATAGTTCAAAGCTAGGTTGTCAAGTTGTTTACCTGTAGCCATTTCTATATTTGTTGCGTCTAAATCATCCTTGTCATCGTTTATCCTGTTGTTGTAGAATCTAGAAAGTATTGTGAGGATCTTCCTGTAGTTTTCTCCATGACCTTCTTCGTTCCACCTATGAGGAAGTAAAGATTTCATATAATTTAGATTCTCTTCTTCATCAAAAATATACATTTTACCTCCTTACTTCTACGTTATAAAAGTTATGTTTATGTCAGATTCAACTGTAGAAAATATTTCTCCTAATGAAACACTTATTTCATCAGATGTTGTAGGGTTAGCAGTAGTTCCGTAATACAATTGTCTTACTGATAATATTCCGTCTACAGAAAGGAATATATTACCTGTTAAGTCGCTTACGTTCAAAGTTTCGTTTGCATTCGTGTAAGTTATTAAAGATTGTTTTATAGTATCTTCATAATCTGTAGGAACTAAAGATACATCTATTTTTATTATCAAATCATAATATATACTAACTGGAGTTAGTCTGCTAAAATAAACCGTATACGTAGTTCCATCTAAAGCTACATCATAAGAACTCGTTCCATAACTTTCTATCCCGGCTGGCTTAGATTGTAATATGGCAGAAGCAACACTTTCATCAGTTCCTCCATTTACAAATATTTGGAAAGATTTTGGTGGCATTGAATCCACCGTATTAATTGTAGTATTTTCTATACCACTAACTTTAACAACTTCGGTATTTTCTTCTACGTAACTTATTATGCCTTCTAAAGAAGAGTTGTCATAAGTTGTCATAACTGAATAAT